CGCGTCCGACAGTTCGAGTAGCGTTCCGTGAAGGTCGGCCGGGAGTTTTAAGGGTCTGCTCCCTTCCTCCCGGCCGACCTCTCTCTCCGTTTCCGCGACTTGCGACGTGTAAAACCGTCGCGCGCGCTAACACGCGCGCTCCGACTAACCGGGAGATGGACGAGCAGTCGCCCGGAACCGCAATCGCGACAAAGCAAGACCTCCGCGACCTGAAGGTCGCCCTTCGCGACGAACTCGGGATGAAGGTCGACGCGCTGAACTGGAAGATAGGCGCTGTCGCCGCGTTGAACCTCGGCGGGGTTCTCACGGGCCTCGCGGCCCTCTTCCGTCCCAGCGTCGCCTCGTCTGCCGCACACGCGATCAACGCAGTCGGAAAGGCGGTCGGATTCTAATGAAGGGGCATCTCTCGAAGTTCTGGAAGGCGCACGCGGCGATCGCCGCGTGCGTGGTCGCAGTCGCCGTCTCGCTCACAGTCGGCGGCGGCGCGTACGTCACGATCCACGGCACGAAGCTCGACGCGGAAGGGCAGGCGATCTACAACACCGTGGCGCGCGCGCACGTCGAGCAGGCGCACGGCGAGACGCTCCCGGCGTCCGCAGTCGCGAAGCTCAAGGCGATCAATCAGGCGACGGCGCTCGCTGGCACCGTCGGCCCGAACCATCCGGTCACGCTCGCGACTCCTGAGCCTGCGATGCTGAACGAGCCGGTCGTCAACTACTCGAGCAGGAATGGCGCGCGCCCCGCGCTTCTCGTCGTCCACGACACGGAGTCGCCAAACGCGGCCGGGGTCGCGGACGTGCAGGCGATCCGGGCGTGGTTCAACACGCCGAGCGCGCAGGCGTCTTCGAACTACACGACCGACGCGGACGGGAACACCGTTCAGATGGTCGCGGACACGGCGAAGGCGTGGACGCAGGCGTACTTCAACCCGTGGTCGATCTCCGACGAGATGATCGGGTACGCGTCTCAGACGTCGTGGCCGGACACGCAGCTTCGCGCGGTCGCGCGGATCTTCGCGGCCGAGGCGTCGAAGTGGGGGATCCCGATCCAGAAGGGCGCTGTCAGCGGTTGCACGATCACACGTCCCGGCATCGTCCAGCACTCGAACCTTGGCGCGTGCGGCGGCGGGCATCACGACGCAGGCCCCGCGTTCCCGATCGACAAGTTCGTCGCGCTAGTCAAGCAGTACGCTGACGGCGGCTACCACCCGGCGACGGGGAAGAAGACCGTTCCTCCGTATTGGACGTGGCTCGCGTGGAAGCTCCATGTCGGCGCGTTCAGAACTCATGACGCACGCCCGAAGGACTGGACGGCAGCCGTTCCTTCGCCGTACTGGAAGCGTCTCGCGGCTCATGAGGCCGCCGCGCTGTCCCCGGCCCGGAAGCGGGCGAAGCTCCGCGCTCAGATCGTCGCGCTGCGCGCGAACGGCTCGTCGTGGCAGGCGATCGAGAAGACAGCGACGTTCATCGAGTTCCGCAACCTGGGAGGCAAGTAGACGTGAAGACCCCTGACGTCCCGACCGGATACATCGTCGCTCTTGTCGGCGCAATCGCCGCGATCCTCACGGCGCTCGGCGTGCCGATGAGCGTCGAGAAGCAGCACGCAATCGAGCAGGCGGTCGAGGTCATCGCCCCGGTGATGCTGCTCGCGACGGGGTGGCTTCACACGACCCGCGCGAAGAACGTCGAGTCGATCCTGCACGCGAAGGCGCTTCAGGCGGCGGCGGTCGCGGCGGCGGCGGCGAAGGCGGCGCAGGCGACGGCCGAGGTCACGGCGGCGGCGGCGTCCCCGGCGGGCTGAATTTCCGGCCCTTCTAAGGGCTTGTAGCGATAGCAAGTCGAGAGGCGGCCCGTGGGGCCGCCTCTCATGCGTTCCTGGCGTGTCCGTGTCGCGTGCGCGTCTCAGGCTACGGAGGATCGTCGTCGTCCTCGCCGGACTCGAGAGCTTCGAGCAGCGAGAGTCGAAACTCGTCGCGGCGAGTGCGGATCCCGTGATGCTTCCGCCCACGTCCCTTCGCGGCGGGTGCTCATGACGGGTCGCTCGAGACGAGCATGACGAAGAGGACGATCGCGGCGAGCAGGACGGCGGGGTTCGCGAGGAAGAGGCCGAGGTCGTGCATCACGCGGCCCGCCGCGCCGCACGGCGCTCGCGGTCGAGTTCCGTCCGGGTGACGCCGATCGAGTGGCCGTCCTCGACCTCTTCGGCGAGCTTCGGCCCTGGCACGTCACCGATGATCGACCGGCAGTTGCCGCAGACGGGCAGTCGGAGGACGACCTCGGCGCGCGGGTCGCACGCCTCGAGGATCGTCCCGACGTTCCCTGTCCGACCGCAGACTGCGCGACTGTCGTGTAGGACGTGAAGCGTGTTTCCGCCTCCGATCGACGCGAGGTCGACCTCGGGGACGATCATCGTGTACCGGCCCTCGCGGACGAGGCGGACGGCTGGATGGGTCTTCGGGTAGGTCATGTGGTCTGCTCCCTTCATCGCGTTTACACGCCGAGGCCGCTACGCGGCGACCTCGGCGAACATCTCCGAACCGTGGATCGGGCAGATCGGCGTCCCGCGCTCGATCGTCTTCCGAGACATGCGGACGATGTACGGCTCGCCCTCCGCGTCGCAGTCGAGGCACGACACGCGCATCTGACGGGTGGACTGCCGCTTGATCGACGCGTTGCGCGGATCCATCGCGGCGTGCGGGTACGCGCCGAGGTCATCGAGCGTCGGGCGGATCCACGCCTCGAACTCGTCGGTCGGCTCGGTCGCGGTCGGCTTCCCGCCGAGGTCGAGCGCCCGGATGACGCGCACGAACGGCGAGCGGTGTCCGTGCTCGACGCCGACGGCCGCGTGCGCGAGTTCGTGCGTCACGACCTCGGCGACCTTGAGCGGCTCGTCGAGGATCGGCGAGATGAAGACCTCGGACGTCCCGTCCTTCGAGACGCTCGGCGCGAAGCATTGACCGATGGTCGTCTTCTTCGCTCCGGGACGACCGCCGGAGATCGGCCATCCGCACGTCAAGCGGACGGCCGGGAGCGGCTTCCCGAGGTCGGCGAAGCGTGGGGCGATGGACTCGGCCAGGAGGCCGAGCCATTCCTCGCGCGTGGGGATCTCGACGCGACGCGTCATTAGACGAAGACCTCGTCGCCCTCGCGGGTCAGAGCGACCGCGACGCAACCCGTCTCGCGCTCGGCGCGCTCGAGCATCTCTCCGATCTCATCGGCGAAGAAGAACGCCCGACCTGGGACGCCGTCGTCGCCGAGGAACCGGCCGCAGTTGGCCGCCTCGAGGTCGGCGACGCGCGGGTCGTCGTCCGGACAGGGGACGTGCCACGAACCGCAGTAGTCCTCTTCGCGGTCGTCGCGGTAGAGATGGATCGAGATCGCCTTCATGTCTGCTCCCTTCGTCGATTCCATGTAGGGGATCCTAGACACTCGTTCTTTGTTTGTCAAGGATCCCTGACGCGATTAGAAGAGGGTCAGGATCTCGGGCGTCTCGGATTCAATCTCGACCCGGTCGATCTCGATGAGGCCCGCTCGGTCGAGCGCCTCCGCGACCGTGCCGAACTTGCGGCCGATCGTCTTCCGACTCGGGAGCGCTGGCGTTCCGTGTGGATCGAAGTCGGTCTTCCTCGGCAGGCGGCCGGTCACGGCGACGAACCGCCGGAGCGCCTCGAGGATCGCCGAGTCTCCCCATGACGTCGTCGTACGGGGCCTCTCGGTGTCCGTGACGGCCTCCCGGATCCTGGCCGCGATGATCCGTCGAGCCTCGAGCCGGGAGACACCGAGTGCGGCGGCGATCGCCTCGAGACGGTTCACGCGGCGGCCCGCATCGCGACGGCCTCGACGCGCTGGACACCGGAGCGGCAGTCTCGGCAGAGGATCGACTCGCGCGACTTCAGACCGTCGCAACCGGGGCACGCGTTGCGGCGGTTCGCGGCCCTGCGCGCACGGTCGAGCAAGGCAACCTCGGCCGCGTCGAGCGGCGCGGCCTCGTACACATCGGCGAAGCCTCCGTCTGCGGCGTCGACATGCCAGAGGTACTCGGCGTTCATCGCGATCAGGAGACGATCGACGTAGTCGAACGAGAGGTACTTCTCCGCGCCCTCGGCCGTCACGACCTGGCGGCCGCCCTTGCGGAACGAGATCGACGGCTTCTCCGTCGTCAGTCGCCAGATCGTCCGGACGTTGACTCCGGCTCCGTCGGCGAGAGCCTCGCGCGCGCCGACGCTCATCCGCTCGGCCTCGGTCGCGAAGCGGTACATGCCGCCGAGCGCCTGACGCTCGCGGCGCTCGAACCACGCGAAGACAAGAGGAAGGACGCGATCGCGGGCGATCCATTCTCCGGGATACCTCCGGGCGCGCTCGTCGGCGCGGGCGTCACGGTCGCGGAGGAACTGCTCGACGACCTCGGCCGTCGGCGTCGAATCTGCGGACACTTGTCTGCTCCCTTCGTAGGCTCTCTCGGGACGACCCCCGCCCCGAACGTTTGGCGCACGGTATCGGCACGCGAAACGTACGTCAAGGGTACGTGCGCGCGCCGCGCGCGCCGCTCCGATAGACCGGCCGAGCGCGGTAGTCCAGCGGTTACGACGTCGGCCTCATAAGCCGAAGAACGCGGGTTCGATCCCCGCCCGCGCTACTCGACGGGTCGAGTTCCCGGCCTTGTCCCGCTCCCTTCCGGGGTCGGGAACTCCCCGTCGTCACCCGCGACAACGTCGAGGGGCGAAACGGTCACTACGTGGTCACTACGCGGAAGAACGCGGTCTAGTGTCCATGCGGCGGACGTACGCCTAGACCTCGATTTACCGCACAACTAAGCCAAACCAGCGGAACGCTACACGTACGGCGTATCCCTTGACTTCACTCGTAATGAAGGGGTCCGGGGTTCGAGTCCCCGCGTCGGCTTCGTCAGTGTTCATGCGGGTTTGCGCGACACGGAAGAGGTCCCTTGCGGGGCCTCTCGCGGTCGCTAAACGGTCACTAACTCGGCGTCATGTGGGCGCGACTCGCGGACGGAAAGAGAGCGGGCCTCAAGGTCGGCTACCCTTGACCCGCGTGTTCGAGTGGATGCTAGACCCCGATGAGCGTGACGCGACGATCGTTCGCCTGCTCGCGTTCGCGAACGGCGAAGACCTCGAGGACGTCGACGCGTTCCTCAAGGCCCTCGCCGAGCTACCGAGCGCGTAGCCACGACTCGAGCGCCGTGTCCGGCGTCATGACGTACCCGGCGTCGACGCTCCGGCGGATCTCCCGCGCGGCGTAGTCGACAACATCGAAGTACGCCGCCTCGAGTTCCTCGAGCGAGATGCGGATCCAGTAGCGCCGGAGGGCGCGCCCGTCAAGCGATCCGTTCGACGCGCCGAGCGTCAGGCCGTTCACGTTCGCCTCGTACACGTAGACGCCGTGTCGCATCGCCGCGCGCCCCGCGCGGGCGACCCATGGCCACACAGGGACGGACTGCGTCTCAGGCATCGGCCGCCGTCCGCTCGACGTCCTGCTTCGCGTCGAACGCGTCGAGAAGATCGCGCTCGTACTCGTCAGCGTCCGGCGCGAGATGACCGTACGTCTTGTCGATCATCGCGACCGACGTACCCATCCGGCGCGCGAGCGTGTAGATGTTGACGTGGGCCGCGAGACTGAACGCCGCGTATGTGTGTCGCATCGCGTACGGCGTCCTCCCCTCGAGGCCCGCCGACTCGACCGCCGTGTCCCAAAAGTGCGTCCGAAACGACCGGAGCGGGATGAATGAACCGCCGAGGCCGGGGAAGACGAGGTCGTCGGGATCCTTCCCGTCGACACGCGCCTTCAGCACGTCGAGCACCTTCGCGCGGAGCGGGATCCGGCGGCGGCGGCCGTCGGTCTTCCCGTACTCAGAGAGACGCCCCTCGGAATATGCGCGGGCGATCGTGATCGCGGCGAACGGGATCGACACGTCGCGGACGCGAAGCGCGATCCACTCTTCAGGCATCATCCCTGTCCCTGAGCCGACGACGACGAGGCCGCGCGCCCACTCGACGAGTTCGTCGTCGACGCGTTCAACGTCGGCCCATGTCTCGAAGTACGCGATCTCGCGGCGTTTCGGGCGCGGATTGTCGACGTCGGCGGCGACGTTGCGCATGAGGCCGGGAACCTTCGCGACCTTCACGCCGAACGCAAGCTCTTGAGATAGCGCCTTGTGGTAGTAGTGCGCGCTTCGCTCCGGTTGACGCTTCCGCCATGCGGCGACGTCGAGAGCCGCGACGTCGACGACCTTCATGTCGCCGAGGCCGCCTTCGGCGACCGGCTTCCGCGCGGCGGCGAGCCACGCGGCGTAGTTCTCGAGCGTGCGTTCGCTCGCCGTATGCGACTCGAGGTACATCTCGCCGAGCTTGTCGACTGTGACGTCGCGCAGGCCCGCGCGGGCGATCCCTGTTCGTTGCGAGAGCAGCGCGTCCCGCGCGGCTTCGAGCGCTTCTTTCGCCTCGGACTGCGTCCGGAATCCGCCTTTGCGACCGCCCTTCCCTCGATGCAGGCGGTAGCCCCAAAGGGGCCGACCGTCCGGCCCCTTCGTCTCGAGCTTGTACGTCTCGCCTCGGAGCGCGCGCGGCACGTCAGACCGCCGCCTTGAAGTGCCTGAACGCGGAGTGCTGCGCGATTGAGAGGGTCGTGTAGCAGTATCCGTCCTCGGCCCCGCCGACGATCTCCCACGCGTTCGAGTTCGCCCGCTTGACGACCTCGATCCCCGTGACGTGGGCGTACCGGCCTTTACCGACGCGCTCCCACGTTTCTTCGGTGATCGGCTTGAGGCGGCCGTAGTGATCGGTGCGAATCATGTCTGCTCCCTTGGTGGCGGTCATCTTGTCTAGGATCCTAGACGCTGGCGGCCGCCGTGTCAAGGACGACACCGAAGCGTGGTTTTGATCTCGTTCCCTGCGTGTCACGAAGTCAGCATTCGCAGTTCGTCGGGGTCGTCGAGGATCACCGCGCCATCGGGGTAGAGGCCGAGGCAGTTCGGCTCCCATCCTGTCGCCTCTCCGTCGAAGTCGATGTGTTCCAACCGAGCCATCAGCGAGCCGTCGCAGTCGGGGTCGTAGCCCGTGACGCGGAACGCGAACGCGATGATCGTCCCCACCGGTACCGGCTCGACCGGATCACGCCGCACCGTCACGGCGTTGAAGCCGAGGCAGTCCGCGAACGACTCGACGCGAGCGTTTTGCTGATCCGAAATGTCGGGTACGGGTTTCACGCAACATCACCTCCTTCCGCGCTGTCACAAACCAGCGCGGGGAGAGCGTAGTTGCCGTGGTCGAACAGCGATTCGGTCATGTCGACACCCCGAGCGCAGCGAGAAGCATCCGGCACTCCGACGGCTTCACGGACGCGGAGAACTCGCCGCTCGCGCCCCAACGGAGCTTCTCGACGATCGACGCGAACTCCGCGTCCTGTCCGCGCTTCAGCGCCGACATGAAGGCGCGCTGACCGGTGAGCATCGCCCCGCTGTCGCGGGTCAGGCACGGGCCGCACTTCGCGCCCTTCGCGCAGCGGCAGACGTAGCCGGGGCCGGTTCCGTGTCCGAACATGTGGCGCGTCGGCGGATCCGGCGGGCCGGGAGGTGGCGACGCGAGCGAGGCGTCCTGCTCGACCGCGATCTCGAGGACGTGCGGGAGAGCGACGACCTCGACGACGTCTCCGAACTCGTCGCGGTGCGTCATCCCCCGACCCCCGGCTTCGGGCTGACGAAGATCGGGGACGACATAAGCACGATCGTCCCGGCGTCAGCGCCTAGCCCGACAGGGAACCCCTGCCCGTCGCGCACGTCCCACTCGAAGGCGGCCTCAGACGGCCGTATGCCCGCCGCTTCCATCGCTGCGCGGACGACCTTCGTCCCTGAGAGATCGTCCGGAACGACGAGCGCGACCTTCTGTCCCTGGACGACGAACTGAATCCTCGCGAACGACGACGGCGACGGATCGGGCAGGATCGCCGCACGGAGTTCCTCGGCGACACGCCGGTCGTTCGCCGCGTCATCGCGTGCGCGCTGCGCCTCGGCCTCGTACTCGGCGGCGAACGCGTCGGCACGCGCCGCGCGCCGTTCGCGATCCTCGATTTGCGCCTCGATGAGATCACGGCCCGTCACGACTGCGCCCCACCCTTCGCGATCAGCGCCTCGACGTCCTCACGCCGGAAGCGGATCGTCTTCGCCCCGAGCGTTACGCGCTCGATCAACCGCGCGTCCCCGAGCGACTCATCGGACTGCGTCAGGACGAAGCGCGGCGACACGCCGAGCGCGGCGGCAACCTCGACCGTCTTCATGAGCGGCTCGCGGCGAACCTTCACGCCGACTTCGATCATGTCCGGTGTCTTCATCTTCCCTCCTTAGCGGTAGCTGACTTCGTTGAACGTCTGCCGCGCACCATCGAACGAAAGGCGGCGGATACCTGTCTTGCCGAAACGGTTTTTCGCGACGACGTACTCGGTCGCGTTCAGCGCCTCATGCGTCTCTTCGTCGCGCTCGCGGTACACGAACGACACGACGGCCGCCTCCTGCTCGATCACCGCTGTCTCACGCAGCGACGACAACGTCGGACGCGGAAACGGATTCTTCTTATCGGACGCACGGTTCAGTTGCGCCGCGAGCACAACCGGAACCTCAAGCCTCTTCGCCATGTTGCGGATCGCCCGGACGATCTTCTCGATCTCGAACCGATCGGCGAACTCGATCCGATGCAGATGGTCGACATAGATGACGTCGTACTTGCCTGCGACCGCCCACCTTTTCAGCTTCGCCGGGTCGACCTCTTCGTCGTCGAAGACGTCGAAGTTCCATCCGGCGATCGTCTTCTCAGCGACCTCGGCCGCCGCGACATAGCGTTCGTCGATCCGTCCCGTCTGCGCCTGCTCGTACGGGACACCGAACTTCGAGACAAGCCGGTCGACGAGTTCGTCGCCCGTCATCTCGAGCGACGCGTACCCGGCGCGATGACCGGCCGCGCAGACCGCCTTGAGTTCGTCGAGCAGCGTGACGGTCTTCCCGTCCCCGGTGTACCCGGCGACGACGTACAGCGACCCGCGACGACGCCGCGACAGAAACGAGTACGGCGCGACGACCCCGGTGTCTTCGTCCGACGGCGGGTTCAGACGCTTCGTGTAGAACCGCTCGGCGAGCTCCAACCCGGCGTGAACGTTCGACGTGACCGCGAGCCGTGACCGGAGCGTGTCAAGGTTCGTCTCGAACTGCTCGAGCGACACGTCGACCGGCTGACCGTCCAGCGCCGCACGCTGCACGACCGAGAGCGTCCGGAGAAGGTCACGCTTCGTCGCGTTCTCCCGCACGATCGCGGCGTAATGCTTCACGTTCGACGCGGCCGGGACAAGCGCCGCGATCTCATGGATCCGTGACGCACCGCCGACCGCGTCGAGCATGTTCTTCGCGTTCGGCATCGCCTCGGGCGGCGGCGTCTTCTCGAGTTCGTCAGCGACAGTGATCCCGTCCGGCGTGACACCGTCCGTTGACAGGCGCGCGATCGCCTCGAAGATCCGGCCGTGCGACTCCCTGTAGAAGTCCGACGCGCGGATCCCTGTCTCGATCGCGGCGAAGTACGCGACCGGAGCGATCAGACACGCACCGAGGACGGACTCTTCCGCATCAAGGTTCTGCGGCGGCAGGGCCGCCGGTTCGAGAGCGTGAACTGTCACTCGTTCCTGTCCCTTCCGTTCGAGCGTGAGCGGGTCTTCCGGTCGGCGTCCATCTGCCGACGGAGCGAGCGGTTCCAGGCCGTCCACACGTCCGGCTTCACACGGACGACAGTCAGGCGGCCAACGTGTGACTTCGTCGTCAGCTTCAACCCCTGCCCGGTGTACGCGAAGAACGAGGCGAGCGTGAACGAGGGGGCGTACGAATCGAGGCCGAGCGCCTCAAGCCCTTCGGCCTCGGTTGCGTACGAAACAGCCCCCTCGTCTGTCCCGCGTTTACACGCGGCGAGGAAAAGGATCCATGCGAGCAGACCTTCCGGGCCGAACTTCCGGAGCAGGGCCGTCCCGGTCGAGCCGTGCGCGACGTCAACCGAGATCGGCACCCACTGACGACGACGAGAGTCGGTCATGAGGCGAGCCGGTTAATCGGAGCGTCGGCGTAGCGCCCATCCGGGTACGGCAGAATTCCCCGCGCGCGAAGCTCGCCGACCTTGTTCCGAACACCGTGCGAACGATCCGACGGCGTCGACGGCAACGAGCCAACGAACTTCCCGTCGCGCATGATCCGCTTGTGCGGACGCTTGTCGACGATCTCGTAGCCGAGCCGCCGAAGCTCCCGCTCGAGGTCGCGCCAGTCGACAAGCTTCAAGGAAGCGCCTCGACCTTCGGCGAGTTGATGATCTCGAACGTGTGCGCGTCGACGCGCCGGTACGTGTCGAAGTCGATGACGTCGACCTCGACAGCGGGCGAGTCTGGCGACCACGCCCCGGCCGGATACGTCTTCGTCTCGCGGGCGACGACGACAACATGGATCGTCCGAGTCGTCGGAACCTTGACGTACGTTCCGTCGGCCCGGCCGCCGCGAAGTACGACGGGGGCGTTCACTCGCCCGCCCCCGTCTTCTCGTCGTCCGTCTGCGTCGTGGCGGCCTCGACCGCCTTCTCGGAGGCGGACTCGATCCGCGCGACGACCTTCTCGTACTGCGCGCTCGTCAGTCGGTCGAGCGGGAAGCCGTACATCGTCGCCGCGAGCGCCTCGACCTTCGCGAGCGAGAACCGCTCCAGGTCGACGGCCGCGCCCTTCTCGAGCGCCGCGTCAAGCCGAGCCTTCTGCTCGACCGTCACGTCGACCGACGCGCCGCTCGAGAGCCACGCGTACAGCGTCTCGGCGAACTCGACGTCCGGCTTCTCGATCACCGTGTCCGGCGGCAACGTGTCGATGCGCGACTTCTCGACACGCATCATCGCCGGGGAGTCGAAACGACCGATGAAGTCGAACTCGTAGTCGAACTCGGCGCGCTGAACGGCCTTCGTGCCGACCTTGCGGATCTCAGTCCTTGTGCGGCCGTCCTTCTCGACCTCGTTCCGCACGTACTCCGTCTTCGTCCGCATAGTCGCGATCACATGGATCGGCGAACGCAGAACCGCGTCCGTGAGCGCCTGCTGAATCTCTCCTGCGTCCTTCCAGGCGCGATGAGAGTCGCCCCGGTACTTCTGACGGGCGATCGTGTCGACGATCTCAAGCAGACCGCCTTCGCTCTGCCAGAAATGAGAGAACGAGTCGCCGACGAACACCGCGTACCCCGCGCCGACCGCCTCACGAATCGCGTCGATGAGCTTCTGCGGATGAAACGGAGGCTCGACGTTCACGACGTCGAAGTCGAAGAGATGCGCGTACTTCGACAGCGACCCATACTCCGTGTCGAGCGCCGCGACCCGGCCGCCGGATTTCCCGGCGAGATACGACGCAACCTTCAGCGCCGTCATCGACTTCCCGAACCCGGCCGGAGCCTCGAACGCGAGACGCGCCTTCGCCGCCTCCTTAACTGCCTTCTGGAACATGCGTCCCCTTTCGAACGTTTACGAACCGCACGCAGGCGGCACACAACACGAACGAACGAGACAGTAAACGGCACGTCGGACGTACACATGACGAACGGCAGCCGCACACGCAACCTAGACCTTCGTCGCGTTACGGTATGAGATACGCACGCAGGCTTGACAACGGCAGCACGTCACACGAAGCTATGCCGCACAAGCAACGAACGAACGGAGACAAAGACGACATGACAGACACGATCGAAAAGGACGCACCCGTGGCCGGAACACCCGATATCGACGGGCGCGACGTAGGCGAACGAATCGCGTTCGCCCGCCGCGTCGAAGGCATGAAACAAAAAGACCTCGCCGAAAGGATCGGCGTCATTCCGCGCACCATCCAGAACTACGAGAACGGTCGCATCCCGTGGGATCATCTCGAAGAGATCGCGACCGTACTCAAGCGGTCGAAAGACTGGATCCTGTACGGCAACGTCGAAGCGGCAGAGTTGACACGGTTCCCCGGCGACTTACCTCGCGAAGTACGCGACGAGTTCGCAAACCGACACGACGAAGTCATGGACGAACTCCGCGCACAGTCGCAGCTACTCCGCGACCTCATGGCACGCGTCGACAAACTCGACAAGTGACTCAGACGGTAATGAGGGCCTCGAGAGGATCGCCCCTCGAGGCCCTTCCGTTCGTCTACTGCTGCGCGTGAATCACGACGAGCGCCGCAACATGCACCGCGTGGCGTGCGTGCGGAGACACGAACGCGATCGACGCCACATGATGCGCGTGAGACGCACCCTTCACGATCGCCCCCTCGATCCTGCGAAGGAGATCGTCGAGACGGCCGAACGTGCGACGAACGTCCGTCGTTCCGCGCGTGCCACGACGAAGCGCCCCATCAACCTCTGCGATCTCAAGACGCGCGACGCCAATCTCGACGAGATACCCGGCGTCGACCGTCGAGCCGCGAGCCTCGAGACGAGCCTCGAGCGCGTCGACGACGTCGAACGCGTACCCCGCGATGCGACCGTCGATCGCTTCGATCAACACTTCACGCGACTCCGCAAGATCGGCGGCTAGGCGCGTCTGACCCTCTGCTTCCTGCGTTGACATGGTCTGCGGTCTGCTCCCTTTTCGATGTGTAAACCGGAGTCAGCGGTCCCGGTTCGACCCGAACGTACCTAGACCGCCAGACGTACGCAAGACGAACAGCCGAAGATCACCCATTCAGGGTAGGCCGTCTAGGGGCCTTGACGTGCCACGAAGTCACGTCTAGGATCCTCGACATGTCACTCGACACACGCACGAAGAAGAAACTCGAGCGTCTCGCGGCCGACGACCGAGACGCACAGAAGCAGGCGGCGAAGGCCCGCGAGAAGTTCTACGAGGCCCTCGTCGACGCACGCCCGAACTCGACCATCCGCGAACTCGCGGCGATCGTCGGCCTCTCATCCGGCCGCGTCCACGAACTCACGACCGTCCGCAACCGCGCGACGGCCGAGAAGCGCGCGGCGCGCGGCGAAGACGTGGCCGTATCATGACGAAGCGGTACGAGGCATTCACGGCGCGACGAACCTCACGATTCAGCGTGTATCACATCTACGACAACGAACTACGGCAAGTCCGCACAGATCTACCGTCGTCCCGCGACCGAAGCGTCATCGCCGCCGAGGTTGCCAAGCTCAACGAAGCTCACCGAAGGGAGCAGGCATGACACTCGGAAAGGCACTCTCGTACGTACCTGTCATCGGCGTCTACACGCCCGAGGGCATGAAGCGATCGCAGGCGAAGCGCGCGGCCCGCAAGCTCGAAGGACGCCGCTCGTTCATCGGCGGCGCGCTGACGCTCCCGTTCCGTGTCGCCCTCTGGATCGTCGCATGGCCGATCGCGCTCGTTCGCTCGAGGAACCGGCGGCACCGCATCGAGACGAACCGCGTCATCGCGGCCCTTGACAGTCGGAAGGAATCCGTCTAGGATCCTAGACATGGATTCGACGACGAAGGGAGCAGACATGACCGAGGTAGCCTCACGCGACGCGATGTACGTCCATCTTCGCGGCGAGCGGCCCGACTGGACGGCTAACGAGGCCGCACTCGTCGCGGCATACTGGCCCGCGCTCTCGCCGAAGAACGGCGGCACACGGAACCCGATCGCCGACCGTCAGGCGGAAGAGATCGTCGAACGCCAGGGCACGAACCCCGTCATCCGGGAGACGCCCCTCGTTCGCATGTCAGGCGGCTGGATCGTCCGCGAGTACGCCGACGGCACGTTCGACGCGACGGACGGGATCGGCCTCTCGCCCGGATTCAAGTCGTTCGACGAGGTTCTCGAGCACGTACGCGACGAGGTCACTGGCGTCTGAGGCAGTCGCCTTTCAGTCGCCTTTCAGTCCCGTTTCAGTCGGGACACAGTCTCACGAAAAGCCCCGCTCACGCGGGGTTTTTTGTCAGACGAATCGCGTGACCTAAAGAGACATAGATATAGAGAGGTACGAAGTACCTCTCGTAAGAGACAGACCGACGCACGCTCGCGGCCCCTCGGGGCCGCTCGAGCGAGGGGACACCGTCATACCGCTCGCGTACGCTCCACGTACGCTCGACGTACACCCCGAACCGAGAGGATCCATGCGCCGCGTCCCGATCAAGCCCGTCCCGCTACTCGACGTCAGAGACGTCGTCGGCGTCTGCAAAACGACGCTGAACCGCGCGCTCGCAACGACCGGGCAGACACTCTCCGACGAGCAGTACGAGGACGCGCTCGGACACCTACTCGCCGAAGCCGTCAGCATGGCCGCGAACGAGTACGACCCCACCAAAGGGATCTCGTTCTCGAACTACCTCACCCGGTATCTCCCCGGTCGGCTCGTCGACTGGAACCGATCCGAGTTCGGAGACTCGCGCAACAAAACACGCCGCCCTGAACTCGTCCCGTTCGACACGAAAACCGTCGACGGCGACACGTCACCGACGCCGCTCCCTGCCGCACTCACCGACAGCGACGACTTCGTCGACCAAATCATCGAAGCCGCGAGCTTCACACAAGACGTCGCGAACCTCACAACCGGAGCGCGCTGGATCCTCGAACACGTCGCACTCCCAATCGCGCACGGCGAATCGCACGAAGCCGTCGCCGACACCTTGAACCTCTCACGCCGCAAAGTCGCGCGCCTGCTCGAAGACCTCCGAAACGAACTACTCGGCGACGCGCTCGGCCTCGACTACACGCCGACAACCGACGAACTGCTCGAGGAACTCCACGCCCTCGACACGTCACCGATCGACCACGACACGAAGGGAGCAGCATGAAGCGAATCACCGTCGCAATCACACTCGGCGACGACAGCTTCCCGACGGCGCGTGAACTACGCGGAATCAAGGCGGCGATGGTCAACTCTGCCGTCGAGAAAGCAACGACGCACGACCTCTCGATCGTCGCGATCGACGCCAAGGTCGGAACGACGAGGAAGGCATGACAGCCATCCTCTTTCTGCTCTCGATCGTCGGCTTCATCGTCGGCGAAACCTGGTCGATCGTCGCCGCCTGCGCTCTCGTCGCGCTCGGGGCCTACGGCGTCGGCCGCTCGAACGGCGAGCAGGCCGCCGAAGACCGTCTCGGGGAAGACAAGGCAGACGCCTACCTGAAGGGGTGGAGCACCGGCTACGACCAGGCCATCGAGGTCGTCAAGGCATCCGCCGACCACTACCGCTATCACGCCGAAGAGATCGCCGTCGCATCCGACGTCAGGCCCGACGAGGTCATTTCCGTCCTGAACGTCGTCTTCGGCAACCCGACCGCGAACGTCGCGAAGCGGGGCAAGCGGGGCAAGTGGTGAACGGCGCGACGCCCGACCTCATGGTCGTCGACGAGCTTCACACGATGGACGACGCGAAGCTCGAGGTCGTCTCCGGCCTCGTCGCGCCGGACGGAACGACGCTCATCGGCACGACCGCCGACCTCGACCCGATCTCCGAGACGAAGGCGAAGGTCATCGCGCTCGACGCGTCGCAGCGCGTCCTTGAGGCCGACGCGTTCGCCGGGAAGCTCGCGAGCATGGGCCGCCGTCGGTTCCGCGCGATGGTCTTCGCGAAGAACCGTGGCGACGAGAAGGCGAAGGCGAAGCGCGTCGCGAAGGCCCGTGCGAAGTCGAAGGTCGCGAAGCAGTCCAGGAAGCGGAACCGCTCATGACTGGCCGTCGCCTGTACGACCTCTACGTCGACGAACGCAGCGTCGAAGCCGGACTACATCACGTCAACGGCTCGACGATCGACTTCAGCGAGAAGCCGGTCGCGTGGCCGTACCTCCCGTACACGGAGCGGTGCGTCTGGAACGCGATCGCGCGGCACATGAAAGGCGTCAAGAGATGAGCGCCTTCGCGTGGAAGATCGTCGCAGCGTTCCTAGGCATCTGTCCCGGCAGGATCCCCGGCGTCGGCAACTGCGACCGCGAACGCGGACACGGCGGACGCTGCACACGCACCGCATGGCCGCGCGTCGAATGGGATCGAACATGAGCCTCGTCAACGTTCGCGGGTTCCGCTCAATGCTCAACCTGCCCGGACACGAATCCGTCGGCGCAGTCGTCGCCGAACTCGTCGAACGGTCATACGGCACCGACGTCTCGTTCGTCCTGTCGGACTGCGCACGGTCAGTCTCTCTCTCGTTCGATATCGAATCCGACGAAGGCTACGAGAACGCGCTCCACAAGCTCGACACGATCGCGAAAGCTGCGACGACACTCAGACGCGAGATCGTGAAGGACAAGCGGAAGCGAGATCGCGCGTGAAGGCCGCCGACCGCAGGAAGCTCACCGAGGCCGCCGAGACGATCCACGAACTCGACTGCCTCATCGCCCGCGACGTCTACCAAGACGACCAGGCGCTCGCGCCAGCAGCGGCCGAGGCGCTCCGTCATCTCGGGAACGCGAAACGTTGGATCGACGAAATCGCTTGGATCGTCGAACGCGGATACGTCACACCGCCGAAAGGAAGACGACCGAAGCCGTGACAGGCATCGCCCCGCGCCAATGCCTCGGCTACCCCCGCTTCAAATGCGGAAACCGCGTCGTCGGCCGCTCGCGCTGCGCATCATGCGACGCCGAATACGAACGGCTCCGCGAAGCACGCCGCGTCGCAACACGCGACGTCACGAACCCCTGGCGATGGGTCTACCGCGACCGCAGATGGAACCCTGCACGCCGCGCCTGCCTCACACGCGACAACTACGCGTGCGTCGACTGCGGCTACACCGACACGACCGGCGCGAACCTACAAGCCGACCACGACCCCGCGCTTCAGGATCGCGCGGAAGGCGCGGATCCGTTCGACGTCGACTTCCTGAAGACACGATGCGCGGGCGCAGGGACGCGCAACTGCCACGCTAAAGCCGAAGGCGCGAGACGCCGAGAACGCGCACGCCGCGCGAGGCTCGCATGAAGCGCGTCATCGCCTCGACGTACGCGCAAGCAGAACTCGCGATGTACGAGCTACGCGTCCCGCGCAACGAATGGCGGCTCGTCCGCGACCCGTCAGACCTTCACGGCGTGACAGCGGACAACGTCGTCATCGTCTCGCCGTACACCGACGGACGATGGACGCTCGACAACCGCAAGCGATGGGACGCAGTTCGGCGCGTCGAGTACCTCGAGCAGCGCGACAACGTTCGAGCGACACGGGTCAGAACATGAACGCCGTCGTCTACACAGACGGAAGCGGAACAACCGGCGGCCCCGCAGGAATCGGATTCGTCGCATACCTCGGCGACACAAAGACGGAAGTCTCAGGATCGCTCCCGCTCGCGAACGCGACGAATCAACAGGCCGAGATTCTCGCCGCAGCATACGCGCTGCACAAGCTCGCCGAAGACGTCGGTTCGCTCGAAATCGAGATCCGCTCAGACTCCGAATACGTCGTCCTCGGCATGAACGACAAGACGCGCAAGCGTAAGAAGAACCTCGCTCACTGGCAGCGACTCGAAGACGCCGTCGCGCAGCACGACAGCGTCGTCTTCGCGTGGACAAAAGGCCACGCCGGAACCGAAGGCAACGAACGCGCAGACGCCCTCGCAGGGCGAGCACGCGCGCAAGCGAAGAACGACGCGACAGCGCCACTCGGAGAAGCGGGCGTCATTGCGCTACTCGTCGCGACCTTCGACGCCCGAGAGATCGTCGACGCCGACACATGGCTCGACAACAGACCGCGCCGCAACGTCGCCACATGGGACGAACGACGCAACACATCACGCGTCTTCGACGTCATGCCGACCGCGTACGACGAAGCCGCACGCGCATCCGCCGAATGGAAAGCGGAACTCGAGCGCGAACGCATCGACGCCGAGCAACGAGGCGAACAGATGACACTCGGCGAGAACGCGACCACAAAGACCGACACGCCTCCGTCAGACACCGACTGCGCGTTCCTGCTCGACGTCCTCGACGACGGCGAAGAACACACGCTGAACGAGATCCTCGCGCGCTCGTTCGCCGAGCGCGGATGCGGACTCACCGTTCACTCGCGCGCATCCGACCTACGCAATCGCTACGGCTACGACGTCGAATGGTGCAACGTTCCCGGCGTGAAGCGCGGAGACGGCAGCGTCTACCGCCTGAAGCGCGCCACGCTCGCTGCTCCGACAGACCGAGCAGCATGAAGCCGAAGCCGATCCTCGGTTCGCCTGTCCCGCCGAAGCCGATCCTCGTTTCTCCTGCGCTGCTCGCCGCGCTTCGCGGCAAGCGAGACTCGAAAGGACGTCCGCTCATATGAGCCGCGCGCAGCGTGAGAAAGGCAAGCGCGGCGAGCGCGAATTCGCCGCGCTGCTTGAAAATCACGGCTTCAGCGCGCGCAGAGATGGTCGACTTGACGACGACCTCGCGCACGACGTCGACGGCTACCACTTCGAGGTCAAGCGTCGCGAGACACTCGCGCTCCCCGCATGGCATCGGCAGGCCGAGCAAGACACAGGCGACCGCGTCGCGGTCGTCGCGTACCGGCGCAACGCCGAGCCATGGCGCGCGAGCCTCGACGCTGAGCAACTCGTTCGCCTGCTCTCGATCGAGCGAGCAGCGCGCGCGGTCGTCGCGGCCGAGGTTCTCCGTGCCTCGTCGATCGACGAGGTCGAGCCGGACGTGTACGAACTCTCGCTCGCGCTCGCTCGCGACCCGCGCGATCGCTGAACCCGCAGGGTAGGGCGGGGTCAAATCTTGGCGCGCACGACGAACGACCCCGTGTGCAGGCGGTCAAACACGCCCGCGAAATTGCGAAGTCATACGCGCGCTCAGATCGGCGCTCCGACTAACCGGGCGTGTCCCCGGTCGATTTCGAGATCACGTACGGCTACCTCGCCGATCTCTGCGCGGCGTGCGAGTGGGCGCTCGCGCTCGAGCGACTCGACGACGGCCGACTAGCGCTCCGCGTGTACGGCGCGCGCGCGCCGCTTCGCGTCTGTCTTGCAGGGGCGAAGTTCACGTCGGCGGCGAACCTCGACGCTGTCGCCGAGGTCGTCTTCGACGTCCTGCGTCATCAGGGCCTCGTCTAATGAGGGGGCGGAAGCCGACGCCCGCAGCGGTTCGCGAGCGCGAGGGCGGCGCGGCGATCTCGCATCGTCCGCAGGCTCCGGAGGCGGCGGTCGGGCAGGCGCTCGACGTTGTCAACGGGGACACGCTCCCCGCGCCGGACTACCTTCCTGTCGAGGCGGTCGAGGTCTGGAACGAGATCGTTCCGGCGCTCATCGAGGTCGGACTCGCCCGGTCGGTTGACGTTCCGGCGCTCGAGGCGTTGACAACTCATGTCGCGATCGCGCGCGCGGCGCTCGCGCATCTGACGTCGTACGAGTCCGACGGCGGCCGTCTGAACATCGAGCGGTTCGTCGACTACACCGAGAAGGGCGTCCCGGTCGTGTCGCCGTACCATCGCATCTACCGGGATTCGTGGCGGGAGGCGGTGAAGCTCGCGGAGCATTACGGGCTGACGCCGATCTCGCGTACGCGTCTCGGGATCGCGGCGCTTCAACAGAAGGGCCTCGCGGAGCAGCTTCGCTTGATCATGGACGACGGCGGCGCCGTCGTCGACGGCGAGGCGACGGAAGAGGTCGGCGTGTTCGACGCGCCCGTCTGCCTCGGTTGCGGTTGCACGAAGGGACGTAAACACGCGCCGGATTGTTCGCGCCCAGGCTTCTCGAGCGCGGCGAGCGTTGATCTCGGCGAGGTCGTCGCGAGGGTCAAGTGACTCCGCTTCTCGACGACTCGCCCGAGGGTCGGCAGTTCGCGAAGTTCGCGCGTGCGTTCCTACGTCAGTCGAAGGGGCGTTGGGCAGGGAAGCCGCTCGAGCTTGAACCGTGGCAGTACCGAATCATCGCGACGATGCTCGTCCGTGACGGCGGGCGTCGTCGTTTCACGGAGGCTCTTCTCGGGCTTCCGCGTAAGAACGGGAAGTCGACGCTTTCGTCGGCGATCGCCCTCTACTTCCTGATTCTCGAGGGGACGCTGCATGACGCGGGCGCTGAAGTGTACGCGGCGGCGGCGTCGAAGGATCAGGCGAAGATCGTCTTCAGCGAGGCGAAGAGAATGATCCTCTCGTCGCCGCATCTGAAGGACGCGTGTCAGGTGTACCGCGACGCGATCGTCGTGAAGGACACCGGCGCGATCTTCCGTGTTCTGTCGGCGGACGGTCGTCTTCAGCACGGACTCAATCCGTCGTGTGTGATTATCGACGAGCTTCACGCGCATCGCGACCCGGAGCTTTACTATGCGCTCCGTACCGGGTCGGGTGCGCGCGAAGAGCCGCTCATCATCTCGATTACGACGGCCGGTCACGATCTCGGGACGGTCTGCGGCGAGCTTTACCTTCGCGGCGTCAAGGGTGAGGATCCGCGTCTCTTTTTCCATTGGCTCGGTGTCGCCGACGACGAGCTTGACGATCCGGACGCGTGGGCGGCGGCGAACCCGGCGTCGTGGATAACGCGTCAGTGGCTTCTCGAGCAGTCGCGGTCGATCCCGCAGGCGGTCTTTCATCGTCTGCATCTGAACCGTTGGACGCGCGCCGAGCAGCTATGGCTTCCGAAGGGCGCTCAGGCGATGTGCGTCACAGACGAGACACGTTTTCACGACGGCGACGTCGTCGACCTCGGCGTCGACATGGGGCGGAAGCATGACACGGCGGCCGTCGCGATCGTCGGCCCGGTCGACGAGACGACCGGTCTTCGTGCGGTCGACGGGATGACGTGGGGGGCGTGGCCGGATCCGTCGAAGCCTGCGCCGAACGCGCACGAACCGATCAGTGGCGACCGGATCCCGTTCGATCTCGTCGAGGACTTCATTCGTGATTGCGCGCGCCGGTTCGTCGTGCGGACGGTCGCGTTCGACCCGTGGCGGTTCGACCGTTCGGCCGAGATCCTCATGAACGAGGGGATCGAAATGCTCGAGTTCCCGCAGTCGAACGAGCGTATGGCTCCGGCGTCTCAGGGCCTCTTCGATGCGGTCGTCGAGACGCGTCTCGCGTTCCCGGACGACAAGGTCATCGCCGGTCAGATGGAGGCGGCAACGGCGAAACAGGTCGGGCGTGATGCGTGGCGGCTCGACAAGACGCAGGCGGCCGAGGCGATGGACTACGCGGTCGCGTTGTCGATCGCGCTGAAGGTGGCCGAGGACGAGGACAAGACCGGGAGCGGCTTCTCGATCCGGTTCATGGACGCCGTCGAGGGCGCGTCGAGCGAGGATCGGCTCGAGGTCGACGACGTCGTCGTCGAGGCGGCGCTGTACCGTGCGACGCCGGTTCCGTGGGAGACGCTCGACGCCGAGCGCGCGCACGTCGTTTACACGGCGCTCGGCGATCTCGCGCGTGTGTTCACGGAGCGCGGCGAGGCGGCGCTCGCCGACGTGTGTCGTGCGGAGCGCGGACGGAAGCGTGCCCTCGACCGCGACGCGGCGTAGACGTGGTCTTCCGATAGACCGGCCGATGGGCCTCTTCGACCGTTTCCGTTCCGACCCGGCGTCGTCCGCCGCGTACGTCGAAGCTCATCGGTCGTGGTCGACGCTCGAGAACCCGTCGACCGATCTCGTTCAGGCGCTCTCCTGGTACGAGGACGGCATCCCGACGGCGTCGGGTGTCCGGGTGAACCCTGACACGGCGCTCCGGCATATCGCGGTGTACGCGGCCGTCAGGGTCATCGCCGAGTCACTCGGCTCGCTCCCGTTCCCGGTGTATCGGCGTGAGGGGCGTTCGCGGATCCGTCTGACGATGAACGACGACTACCGCGTGCATCTTCTGAACGGCGAGCCGAACCCGTATCAGACGGCCGAGATGTTCTGGACGACGATCCTCGGTCACGCGAACCTATGGGGCAACGGGTACGCGGTGCAGGAACTCGACGCGCGCGGACGTGTTGTCGCGCTCTGGCCGCTCGATCCGCGCACGACCGCGCCGGTTCGTCTCGGCGACGGGACGCTTCTCTACGCGACGCAACTCGCGAACGGAACGAAGCTCTCTTTCGAGCCGTGGGAGATCATCCATATCAAGGCGTTCGGTACCGGCGACGTCGGGATCTCTCCGATCGGTGTCGCGCGTCAGGCGATCGGCGAGGCGCTCGCGGCAGAAGAGTACGCCGGGCGTTTCTGGCAGAACGACGCGCGCCCCGGCGGGATCATCCAGTACGAGAGGAAGCTTGCCGACGCCGACCACGCGGAGGCGCTCCGGCGTTGGCGCAGCGCGCACGAAGGGATGAAGCGTGCGCACATGGTCGCGATCCTCGACAACGGCGCAACGTGGAAGGACGTGGGGATCCCGAACGGCGACTCGCAGTTCCTTGAGTCGCGGAAGTTCGGTGTCCGGCAGATCGCGACGCTGTACCGTGTTCCGCCGCACAAGATCGGCGACCTCGAGGGGACGACGACACACGCGACGATCGAGCAGCAGGCCCTCGACTTCGTGACGGACTCTCTTCGCCCGTGGGCGGTTCGCGTCGAGCAGTCGGTTCGCAGGTCGATCTTTCCGGCCGTCGACAAGCGCGGCAACATCACGACGGACGGCGCGGACGGCGTCTACCCGGAGTTCAACTTTGACGAACTCGCGCGCGGCGACATGCTCGCGCGGTTCCAGGCGTACGCGATCGCGCGTCAGTGGGGATGGTTCTCCGTGAACGACATTCTCGAGCGGGAGAACGGGCAGACCGTCCCGAACGGCGACGTCTACCTTCAGCCGCTCAATATGGTCGAGGCCGGTACCGATCCGGCCGCGCTCGCGCAGGCGGCGCAGTCGGCGCGCGAGTTCCTCGCGCAGCACGGCGCACCGGGCGATCCGACGAAGCCGATCGAGTAAGCGCGCGCCGCGCGCGCGTCTCCGCGTCCTCCGATAGACCGGGCGTGGATCTACGGAAGGCGAAGAGGATCGCAGCGAAGCTCGACGGTACGCGTTCGTTCGCGATCGAGGGCCTCGAGATCCGCGAGGCCCCGGCGGGATCGGATTCCCCCGGCGGCGTCCGCTTCTACGCGGCGCTCTACAACTCGCGTTCGCTCGACCTCGGCGGCTTCACCGAAGAGATCGCCCCTGGCGCGTTCGACGCGGCCGTGCAGGAGGACGACATTCGCGCGCTTGTCAATCACGACGCGAACCTCGTCCTCGGTCGTTCCGCGCCGGAGAAGGGCGTCGCGACCGCGATCGTGTCGGCCGACGAGCGCGGGCTTCTCGTCGACATTCCTGAGCTTCCCGACACGTCGTACGCTCGCGACCTTCTCGTTTCGCTCGAGCGCGGCGACGTCGATCAGTGTTCGTTCGGCTTCCGTCTCGCCGAGGGCGGCGACGAGTGGCGGAAAGAAGACGGCGCGCTCGTTCGCACGCTGAACGAGGTTCGTCTCTTCGACGTCTCGATCGTGACGTTCCCGGCGTACCCGGATACGGTCGCGGAAGCGCGGTCGCTCGCGCTCGCGCTCGCCGAGCTTCGCGAAGGGAAGGTTCTCTCGCAGAAGAACCGCGACGCGCTCGCAGCGCATCGCGACACGCTCGCCGGGGTCGTCGACGGGCTGTCGACGATGCTCGAAGAGGCCGACGGAACGTCGGACGACCTCTACAACTTCAACGCTCTCCCTGACTCGGAGATCGAGTCGCGCGGCCTTCGTGCGCGCGTGGGCGAGAAGCGTGACGGATCCACGATCGTCGCTCTCGGGTGGATGCTCGCGGACGCGGAAGCGTTCGTCGAGTGGTACGCGGACGACGACGAGGACAAGGCCGCGATGCAGGAAATCATCGCGCGCCTGAAGGCGATGGTCGCGGTCGAGGCCGCACCGGACGCCGACGACGAGGAAGCCGATCTAGGCGACCGCAGTCAGGGCGATCTCGAGCTTGTGAGTGCGCGTCTTCGCGCTCTCGAACTCGCCGCGCCCGAAACGACCCCGTCCCTCCGATAGACCGAGGTAGAAATGAACGAGAGGCTTGACATTCTGCTTCGTCAGCGGGAGGCCGCGATCTCCGGACTGCGGACGCTCGTCGACGAGGCGACCACGCGCGGCGCGCTCACGGCCGAGGACAAGGCCGAGGTTGCGAAGCGCGAGGCCGAGATCGCCGATCTCGACACGCTCATCAAGTCCGCGCGCAACCTCGACACGCTCGAGGCTTCGCTCCGCGAGACGCAGGCCGTCACCCCCGAGGGCCGGAACGCCGAGAACGGCGAGTCCGAGTACCGCGAGGTCTTCATGCAGTTCGTCCGCACGGGCATCGTCGACTCCGAGTCGGCGAAGATCCTGCGCACCGGCTACGTGAAGGAAGAGGCCCGCGACATGAACGTCGGCGTCGCCGCGCAGGGCGGCTACGTCGTCCCTCCGACCTTCGAGAAGTCGCTCATCGCTCGCGCGATCGAGTTCTCGGTCATGCGCCAGGTCATCGGCGACAGGATGGAGACGGGCACCGGCTCCACGATCACGCTCCCGAAGGAAGGCTCGATCGGCGCGGCCGCATGGCTCGACGAGTCGGCCGCCTTCGTCGAGTCGGACGACTCGTTCGGCGAGGCCACGCTCGAGGCGTGGAAGGCCGGTCGTCTCGTCAAGTCGACGATCGAGCTTCTCGAGGACGCGTTCTTCGACGTCGAGGCGTACCTGTCGAACTCGCTCGGCATGGCGATCGGCATCCTCGAGTCGGCCGCGTTCGTGAACGGCGACGGCACGAAGAAGCCCAAGGGGTTCCTGCTCGACGCGCAGACCGGCGTGACCGCCGCGTCCGCGACGGCGATCACCGGCGACGAGGTCATCGACCTCATCTACTCGGTGCGGCCCTTCTACCGCGCGAACGGAAAGTTCGTCGTCTCCGACGACGCTGTCCGTGTCCTGCGGAAGCTGAAGGACGGCAACGGCCGGTATCTCTGGCAGGACAACGCCCTGAACGGTCTGACCCAGGGCGCGGCCCCGGCTACGCTGCTCGGGTACCCGGTCTACACCGAGGTCAACATGCCGGTCGTGGCGATCAACTCGACGTCGGTCGCGTTCGGCGACTTCAGCCGGTACGCCGTCCGCGACGTCGCGGGCGTCCGGCTGGCCCGCCTGAACGAGCGGTTCCTCGCCGACGAGGGCAAGATCGGCTTCCTCGGCTGGCACCGCACGGACGGCGAGCTTCTCGACCCGACCGCGATCAAGGTGATCAAGCAGGCCGCAGCGTAGACCTGAACGGCATCGGCTCTGAACGGAAGGCCCCGAGAGGGGCCTTCCGTCGTTCTCCGATAGACCGTCACATGGACGAAGACACGAAGGACACGCAGGACGCCCCGGACGCCGAGGCCGAGCAGTCAGTCGGCGACGCGACGGAGGCGACCAAGGCGGCAGAGAAGGCCGCCGACGACGCGGTCGACGAGGCCGCGACGGACGCCGAGTCCGAGATCGAGAAGATCAAGGACGACGCAGAGCGCGTCATCGCGGACGCGGCGGGAGCGATCGAGGGCGTTCTTCAGGACGCCGGACACGTCTTCCACGGGTACGACGACTCGGACGCGAAGGTCGACGCGAACGCGCACTCGGCCGCGCCGACGGTCGAGGACGTCGAGGCGGCGTGAAGGTTCGCCTCTCGACGTCGCTCGTCGACGGCAGGAAGGAGCATCACGACGGCGACGTCGTCGACCTTCCGAGGCCGCAGGCGCTCGCGATGATCGACCGTGGTTCCGCGACCCCGGTCGCGGAAACCCCGGCGGACGGCCGGAAGACGCGCACGAAGACCGCGCTGGAGAAGCGCGGCAAGTAGGCGCAGGCCGATCGGAGAGAGGGTCGCAACGCAGGCCGCCTAACGGCGCGTTCGTGCCCCGGCCCTCTCTCCGATAGACCGAATGATGCAGGCGTACGACCTCACCGATCTCGACACGGTCAAGGCGTACGGCGGGATGGGAAACTCTGGCGCGACCGCGAACCGCGACACGCGTCTCGGCTTCCTCATTTCGGCGTACTCGAAGGCCGTCGGCAGGTACGCCGATCGTCAGTGGTGGGGGAAGGATCCGACGGTCGGCGGGACGATCGTGTTCGATCCGGACGCGACCGCGACGATCTCGTACGACTACAACGGCGACGGGTGGCTGTCGCTTGCTCCGTGGGAGTGTCGCGAGATCATCGACGTCAGTCTCGACGGGAAGTCGCTTCCGTTGTACGACCCGACCGCTCCGAATCAGGAGGCGTATTCGCCGCTTCCGAAGCAGAAGACTCTCGAGAGGACGAACCTCTCGATCCAGGTTCCACGTCGCGACCGCGACTCGGCGGCCGTCGTCGGCGCGTACAACACGATCTATACCGGCTCCGGTTATGCGGGACAGGTCGACGTGACGGCGAAGTGGGGGATCGTCGGCGTCGACGCGGACGTCGAGCTTGCGACGTGCATCTGCGTCATGGACGCTTTCCGGAACCCGGAGGCCGCAGCGACGCGCGCGGTCGCGGGCTTCGACATGGTCGAGGCGCAGGGCGGCGGGAACATTCCGGCGGCGGCGCGTGCGATCCTGTCGGCCGTGCAGAGGACGTAGAGACAGGTGGCGCGCTCGAGGACGACGGCGCGTGTCGTCGTGACTAAGAACTTCGGCGGGTTCACGCGCAGTATCGACAAGGCGGCGTACACGGCGCTCGACAAGGCGGCCGACGTCGCCGAGCGTGAGATTCGCGACCGCATGACGCGCGTGTCGCCGGACGGCCCCGCGCACGGGAAGGCGCGGCACACGAAGGATTCGATCATGCGGATCCCCGGTGTCGGTCGCACACGGCGCGGATGGGTCGTGTCGATCATCTCGCCACAGCCGAACGCGCTCTGGCAGGAACGCGGCACGCACGCGCACAAGGGCAGGCCCGCGCGCGCGTCGACGGCGGCGAAGCGGCGGGCGGCCGGGGTCGTGTCAGGAGTGAAGCCGCTCCGGTTCTTTCGGACAGGACTCGTCGAGGCGTTCCCGCACGTCATCGAGACGATCCGCGAGTCGATGAACCGAGGGTTCTGACGTGGCGGTCACGACCGACGTTCGCACGACGATCAGGGACGCGCTCGCAGAGGCGCTCGGCCTCGATTTCGTCGACGGGAAGATCGAGGGGCCGCTCATGGACGTCGAGATCGGTTGCATCTGGCCGGAGACGTTCGAGCTTGACGAGGCGGACGCGAACTTCTGCATTCTCGGGATAGTTGCGCGTGTCCTGCTCGCATACTCGGCACCGATGAATCAGACCGACCCGCAGGATCCGGCCGACCTCGAGACGCTCGCCGAGGCGATCTCCGTGACGGTCGCGACGGTCGCGTCGTCGAGCCTGTCGGACTACTGGATTGTCGTTCACGGGGCGCAGTTCGACGTCGAGGCGTGGCTCGTCGACGTGTCGATCTCCGTCCGGATCCCGAACCCGTACGACCCCGGTTAGGCGCGCGCGGGCGTAGGCCCGCGCTCCGATAGACCGGGCGATGGATTCGATCACTTTCAAGCCCGCAGGCGACGCGAACGGCGTCGGCGTGTCGCTTCCCGAGACGGACGAGTACGTGTACGTCGACGAGAAGGGCTACACGACCGACGACGAGTTCGTCGTGGCGGCGCTCGACGCGAACCCGGCGGTCGCGCGTGCGTCGGCTCCGTCCGCCGGTTCCTCGACCCCGAAGGAGAACTAGCCCGTGTCGGGTATCTCTTCGCGCAAGGGGACGATCGCGTTCGCCGTTCAGACGGCGAAGGGGAGTCCCGCGACTGTCCCGGCCGTCAAGTTCAAGCTTTCGGGCGCTCCGTCGCTCATGCCGTCGCGCACGATCGCGCGGTACAACACGACCGACAAGGGGCAGGATCCCGGCCCTGCGTACGTGTCGCAGATGGGCGTCTCCGGCGACGTGCCGGTCTACGTGCATCCGGACGGCGCGGCGTTCCTCTTCAACGCCGTGATGGGGCAGGCGGTCGACACGGGCGCGACCCCGAACTTCGTTCACACGATGACGTACGCGGACGATGTTCCGTGGCTGACCGTGTGGCGTGAGGTCGGAGGCGTCATCACCGAGCAGTTCGTCGACGTCAAGGCAACCGACCTGAAGATCAGCGGTCAGGCGGGTCAGCCGCTCACCGCGACGCTGTCGCTCATCGGTCTTCAGGCGGCCCCGCTCGGCGCGGGCGCTGTCCTGACTGCGCTTCAGGCGCTCGCGTCGCTCGCGTCGAAGGGTTACATCTACCCGGAGGCGGCCGGGGCGATCAAGCTGAACGCCGTCGCCTCGAAGATCCATCAGATCGACGTCGAGTTCAACCGGAACGCGTCGCCGTACCAGGCCGACGACTATGTCGCGACGGACGTCGACATGGGCGGCCGTGACACGTCGCTGTCGTTCGCGACACGGTTTCAGTCGGGCGCGATCGGCGTCACCGACTACTACAAGTTCTTCTACGGCCCGAACGGGGCGACAGGGACGAAGCTCGACCCGACGCTCGGGACGCAGCCGTTCGAGGTCACGTTCGTCCGTGACGCGAACACGTCGATCGACATTCTCCTTCCGTCTGTGTCGTACGCGGCGATGCCCGTGAACCCGGATCCGTCGGGTAACCCGATCGAGGTTCAGGTCGCGTGCAACGTCGAACCGAACCCGGACGGTGTCACGCCGATCGCGACCGTGGTCGTCAAGGATCAGAAGGCGAAGGCGACGATCCTGTAAACGGGATTCTCGCTCGTAAAGAGGATGCCCCCAAGAGGCCCCGGCGTGAACGCCGGGGCCTCTCTCGTTTCGTGCGGCGCGCGCGCGCCGCTCCGATAGACCGGACGATGGAAACCCGGACGCTCGCTCTCGCTCGTCTCGTTCACGCGAAGGCGCGCAGGCTCGAGCGGGAAGCCGCCGATCTTCGGAGGCTCGCGGCGCAGCTTCGGGACACCGTCGAGGAAACCACGGACACCCCGAACACGGAGGACACCGAAACCCATGCCGCAGTCGCGTAAGAAGACCACAGTCCCGCCGACGCTCGAGCCGACCCCGCTGTCGGTTCTAAAGGCGAACCGGGAGATCACTTGCTACGGGCCGTCCGGGAACGTTTACACGATCCGGCCGGTCAATCTCGAGCGGCACGCGCTCGCGGGCGGTCTGCCTGCGAAGCTCCGTTCGCTCGCGATGCAGGGCGCGCAGGCGCTCGACAAGGCGATCGGATGGGACGACGAGAACGACGAGGACGAGATCGTGTCGCCGGAGACGCGCGCCGAGCGCGACGCCGAAAAGCGCGAAGTGCTCGACTACCTCGACAAGATCGTCCGGACGATCATCGTCGCACCAGATCTCGACGGGGAAGACCTCGACGTTCTCCCGCCGGTCGATTACAGGTGGGCGCTTCAGGTCGCGATGGGCGAGTCGGACGAGGACGGCGAGGGCCGTCGGCTTTGGGGCCGTGAACCGTTGTCCCGTTGGGCGACGTTTCGTGAGTTCCACGGGTGCGACGAGGATTGCGACCACTGTCGCGCAGTTCGGGAGTTCTTTTCCCTCGCTCTCGTCAGCGCCGGAACCGTTCAGGGAGCTTGAGGACTTCCTCATCGCTGAAGCGGTCATGACTCGCTACTACGAAGAGAAGCATCGCGCCGAGGCCGACGAGCGCGCACGCGAGAATGCTGCGCAGGCGGCCCGCAGGATGCTCGACGAGGCCGGGGGCCGGTAGTTGGCCCTCGGCTTCTCGGGTAGCGGAACGGTCGTCGCGCGCGCACGCGCGATCATCGAGGCGGACACGTCCGGCGTCTCGTCGGGCATGAAGAAGGCCGAGTCGGACTTCGATCGTTCGTCGAGGCAGATGGAGGCGAACGCGATGCGTCTGCGGTCGGCGCTCGAGTTTGGTGCGTCGTCGGCGGCGTTCCAGGTTGCGTTCCAGAAGATCGACGAGGCCGGTCGTTCGGTGTTCGATCGTTGGAAGGAAGAGCAAACGACGATCGCGCAGACGCACGCGGTTCTGAAGTCGACCGGGCACGCGGCCGGGGTGACGGCCGAGCAGGTCGGCCGTCTCTCGAAGTCGCTTCAGGACAAGTCGGGCGTCGACAAGACGGTGATTCAGTCGGGCGCGAACATGCTGCTCACGTTCACGAACATCAGGAACGAGGCGGGCAAAGGGAACGACGTTTACACGCAGTCGACGAAGACGCTGCTTGACATGGCGACGGCGCTTCACGAGGACGTGCCGAAGGCGGCGATCCAACTCGGGAAGGCGCTGAACGACCCGGTTAAGGGGATGACGGCGCTTCGTCGTGTCGGCGTGGCGTTCACGCAGGGTCAGCAGGATCAGGTGAAGGCGCTCGTCAACTCGGGGCACGCGCTGGACGCGCAGAAGCTCATCCTGAAGGAACTGAACCGCGAGTTCGGCGGGTCGGCGAAAATGGCGGGGGAGACGCTTCCCGGCAAGTTCCGCCGGATGAAGTTCGCGGTCGAGGACGCGGCGATCTCGTATGCGCAGCGGCTCGAACCGGCTGTCGCGAAGTTCGTCGACAAGGCCGAGTCTGAGATCAAGACGATCGCGCATTCGGAGACGGCGCACAAGGCGTTGAAGGTCGGCGTCGAGCTTCTGAAGGACGCTTTCGTTGGCGCACGGACGGTCGTCGAGGTCTTCGTCGACCTCATGCACAACAAGACGGTACGGACGCTTTCGATCATCACGGCGGGCGTGTGGGCGCTGAACACGGCGGTCGACGCTAACCCGTTCGCGGCGCTCGCGACGGCGGCCGTGATCGCGGTCGGGTTGATCGTCCGTCATTGGTCGGCGATCTCCGGGTGGTTCCAGAAGCTCTGGCACACGATCAGCAACGCCGGGAGTGCCGCGTTCGAGGCGTTGAAGCAGGTCGCGAAGGGCGCGGTCTACGTGATTTTGCAGGAGGCGACGGCCGCTCTCCGTGGCGTGCTGTACGTCGCGTCGAAGCTTCCGTTCGTTGGCGGGAAGGCGAAGTCGGCTCTTCACGCGATCGACGACTTCATCTCGAAGTGGAAGCCGAACTTCTCGAAGGTGAACGACGCATGGTCGCAGGATGGCACGAAGGCGGGGCAGGCGTTCGCGCAGAACGCGGCGGCGGCGATCGAGCAGGCCGACCCGACCGGCAAAGCGACGGCGGCGCTCGGCCGTACCGGGGCGGCCGGGGCCGGGGTCGCTGGTGGCGGCACCGGGTCGACGCTTCAGAGGAACATCGTCAAGACCGCGAAGTCGCAGATCGGTATCCCGTACCAGTACGGCGGACAGGTCGCGTTGAACGTTCACACGGACTGCTCTGGCCTCGCGATCGCCGTTCTACGTCACAACGGGATCAACGTGTCAGGCCGGACGACGTTCGATCTCTGGCGGCAAGGGACGCCCGTGTCGGTCGGTCAGCTTCAACCGGGCGACCTTGTGTTCTTCTACATGACCGGGAAGGGGCCTGATCACGTCGGCGTCTACATCGGGAACGACCAGTTCGTCGAGGATCCGCATACCGGCTCGAGCGTGCGTATCTCGACGCTGTCGACGTACCCGTCGTATTGCGGTGCGCGCCGGTACACGAAGACGACGGCGTCGGCGGGGAAGCCGTCCGCCGGTTCGTCGACGCCGACGGCGTCGCCGTCTGCGGCCCTACTGACGACGGACGACTTCACGAACTCGACGGCCGCGAACGCGAAGAAGGCGGCGGCGGCGGCGAAGAAGGCGGCGTCCGCAAGGTCGGCGGCCGACCTTCGGACGGAGTCGCTCCGTGAGCTTCGCGTGACCGCGAAGTCGGTCACGGACGAGGCGGTCAAGCTGGCAGGCGAGGCGAAGGCGAAGGTTCGGCCGCTCGTCGCGGACGTCCGGAAGATCCTCGCGAACCCGCAGCCGACGTCGGCGGATCTTAAGCGTCTCCGGTACGACCTCGGGCAGATCAAGACGGTCGTGTCGAAGGCGGCGTCGGAGGCGAAGAAGGCGGCGGCCGTCGCGGTCGCGAAGGCGAAGCGGGAGATCGCTGCGAACACTCTCCGCGACACCGAGAAGCAGATCGAGGCAGAGTTCCCGCTGCTCTCCGATTCGCTGAAGGCGAACGCGAGGCCGTTGATGGGCGAGGTCGGGAATCTGCTCGCGAAGGGGATCGTTCCGACGGCAGCGCAACTCGCACGCGCGAAGACAGACCTTGGGAAGCTCAAGGCGATCGTGAAGCAGGCCGTCGCCGACGCGAAGACGGCGCTCGACTCTGAGAAGCAGGGGTTCGAGAACTCATGGTCTGACCTGGCGAACAAGATCGGGACGGCGTTCGACGCGGCAACGTCGAAGGGCCTCGCGAACGTCACCGCGTCGACGTCGTTCGGGACGATCGGCGTGAATCAGAAGACCCCGGCCGAGATCGCGCTCGCGCAGCTTCAGGCGGCGCATGATGCGCAGCAGGCGGCCGATGACATGGCGGCGGCGCAGGCGGCGCAGGCGAAGGCGTCGACGGATCTTCAGACGGCGCTCGCGTCCGGGGATCCGGCGACGATCGCGTCCGCGAAGCAGGCGTACGAGGACGCGTCTAAGCAGGTTGCCGACCTCGCGTACAACGCGAAGGTTGCGGAGCTTCAGGCGCAGGCGGACGCGCAGAGGAACGAGGCCGATAACGCGATCAACGCGGCGCAGGCGCAGTATCAGACGCAGCGTGATCTTCAGAAGACGGCGCTCGACAATCAGCTTTCCGATTTGAAGGATCGCCTCGAGACGGGCAAGGAGACGTACTCGCAATACATGACGGACGTGTCGGCGATCCTGAATGACCCGAACTACGGCGTGTCGATCGCCGAGACGGGGGACACGCTCGGGAGCATGTTCGCGGACGCGTTCACGGCGTCTTTCAACTCGGTCACCGGGGCCATCAATCAGATGATCGACTCGTTGAACCGTTACAACGCGCTCGTTGGGAAGCCTGCGGTTGGGAAGGTCGCGCCTGTTGGCGCGGTCGGCGGCGGCACACAGTCGAAACCTGGCGGGAAGGTGAAGGACAAGACGGGCGGCTACTATGACCCGTCGCGCGGCGTGTACGTTCCGGCGAAGTTCGCGACCGGGGCGGTCGCGTTCGATCAGATGGTCGCGACGATCGGCGACGGCCCGTCCCCGGAGGTTGTCGTGCCGATCTCAGCGGAGGTTGCGGCGCAGCTTGCCCGTCCGTCCGGGTCGTCGTTCGCGAGGCTTTCCACGTCGACGCGTGACCGGCTGTCGGGCGTCATCGAGCGGGCCGTCGGCGGACACACAGACGGGGTAGAGCGGCCGAACGTGACGGTCGTCAATCACTTCACGGCGCAGCCGGAAGACCCGGACGTGTGGCTTCGCAAGTCGAAGCACTCGGCCGAGCAGGTCTTCGGGACGTAGCCGTCCTCCGATAGACCGAGCAGATGGAATACGGGAACCCGCTCTACATCGACACGCCGCTCGGGACGCTCTCGTTCAACGTGCAGGGCGGCCCTTTCTGGCTGAACGGCGGTACCCTCGGGATTCCTCGCCGGTCGGCATCCGAGGATCTCTCGTCACGGGACGGGTCGTTCGTGTTCGACACGTTCCGGGGAGGCGCGACCCCGGTTCTTCAGGGTCATATTCGTGTGTCGACGATGGATGATCGGGCGGCGGCGCTCGACGAGCTTCGCGGGAAGCTCGCGTCGATCGAGAAGACCGACGGCTACCTTCGGTTCACGCCGACCGGCGGCATCGGCCGTCAGATGACCGTGCGTCTCTTCGACGATCCGAACCCCGGCGGCGATCTCGTCAAGACGTTTCAGATCGCGCTCAAGTCCGGGAACGCGTACGCGGAGTCGCAGGTTCAGAAGTCGATCGACACGTCGACGCTGACGGCGGCGGCAGGCGGAACGTTCGTGTTCCCGATCAGCTTCCCGGTCGCGTTCGGCGACCCGACCGGCAAAGGAAACGCGTCCTGCTCGAACGACGGGAACGTCGCGACGTTCCCGATTGTGCGGATCTACGGGGCTGTCACCGCGCCGACCATCACGAACGTCGCAACCGGGCAGCGTGTGTCGCTTCCCGGCCTCACGCTCGCGTCAGGCGACTACGCCGAGATCGACATGAACCTCGAGACGATCACGCTGAACGGCGCTCCCGACTATCGGCTCGAGGGGAAGGCGGACTTCTCCGTGTCGGAGTTCTTCGCGCTCGTCCCTGGGGTGAACTCGGTCACGTTGTCGGCGGCGAGTTTCGACGCGGGGGCGAAGGCGACGATCTTGTACCGCGACGCGTACGCGTAGCTCGCGCGGGCGTCCCGACACGCTCCGATAGACCGGACGAATGGCCCTTCAGCGTCCGTTTCCGCTTCAGGCGGCCGGAGTCACTTTCGGCCCCGATCCCGTGTACGGGATGCTGGACGATCTCTTCGCGTCAGGCGCGGTCGGGGCGTCGGCTCTCGCGGTCATCCAGAATCCGGCCGGGGCGGATCTTTCCGTGTCGGTCGCGGCAGGCGCGGCGTATGTTGCCGTCTCGAACGGCGGGAAGCGTCGCGTCTACAACGACGCGAACTCGAATAGCGGTCGTCCTGGCGCGATGAACGCGACGGATTGGCTCGCGACGTTCTCTGCTCCGGACGCGACGAACCCGCGCGTCGATCGTGTCGTCGCGATCGTGCGGGACAACAATGTCGACGGCGGCTCGGGTGCGTACGACACGAAGTTCAAGGTCGTCGCCGGGGTGCCGACGGCCGGTGCGACGCTCGTCAATCTGTCAGGGGCGGCGGCCGTTCCTGCGAACTCGATTCTTCTCGCGAACGTTGTCGTTCGTGCGAACGCGACGTCGATCCTGACGGCCGACATTGGGAGCGCGCGCTCTCTGGCGGCGATCGGCGGCGGCGTTCCTGCGTCGTCCGGCGTTCCGACCGGTGTGTCGCTCAGCTTCCGTGGGACGGTCGCGCCGTCCGGGTATGCGCTCGAGGACGGATCCGCGATCTCGCGGACGACGTACGCGGCTCTCTTCGCTGCGATCGGGACGACGTACGGGGCCGGGGACGGGTCGACGACGTTCAATCTTCCTGACTCGCGCGGCCGTGTCGACGTCGGTCAGGGCACTCATGCGGACGTGGCGTCGGTCGGTCTGAACGACGGGAACGCGGTCGGGTCGCGCCGTGTGAAGCACAAGCATGTGACGACGGCGGTAACGGCCGGGTCGGGAACCGGTGCGGGCGGCGGCATCGCGGGAGGCACGGTCTTTCCGGCCGCGACCGTGGGGCCGCAGACCGGCGCGGAACCGACGGACGGTGCGGCGTACCTCGTCGCGCTCAAGATCATCAAGACGTAGGGGGCGTAGACGATGGACGACAGGCAGACGAAGATTCTGGAGGTTCTCGCGGCGCAGGCCCCCGGCTATCTCGCCGCGCCTGACGCGTCGTGTTTCGCGCTCGACGGTCTGACAGGGATCGACGACGACCTCGCGTATCTCGCGTCTACGGATGCGGGCGGGCTTGTCGCGTTGTCGTCGGTCGTGGAAGAGACGGTCGACGCGGACGGGAACGTTCTCTCGTCGGCGCTTGTTCAGTCCGGGTGGGAGCTTACGAACGCGGGTCGTGCGGCGGTCGGGCTTGCCCCGGTCGACGGCCTCGAGGTCGGCGAGCAGACGGTCACGGTCGAGGCCCCCGTGTCGCCGGTCGCGGCGGCGGCGGCGAATCTGAAGGCGGCCGTTGAAGCAGTCGCGTCGGCGGCAGACTTTCCGACGGCGCAGGCGAACCTCACGACGCTCGCGGCTTCGCTTCCGGTCGACTCGACGGATCCTGCAACGGCGAACCTGAAGGCGGCGGTCGAGGCGGTCGCGTCGGCGGCGGACTTCGCGGCGGCGCAGGCGAACCTTCAGGCGTTGATCACGCCTTCCGCGTAGCGGGACGGCTTAGCTCTCTCCGATAGACCGGGCGATGGGTCTTCTTCGTTTCGGGAATCCGCTGACTGTCTCCGGGAACGAGATCACCGACGCCACCCGTGCCGCCGGGATCGACGGCGACGGACTCCAGAACGACGGTAGCTTCGGCATCTGGGAACAGACGACGAACGGTGTCCCGAACAGCGCCGGCTTCGCCACGTGGACGCTGTCTCGGTTCGCCGCGCCGACCGCAGACCTGACGCATTCGCTCTTCGGCACAACCGGAAAGTTCACGGTCGCGACGGCGGGAGACTCGTTCGCCGGGATCGGCGGCGACACGGGCGCGATGCGTTGCGGCATGGTCGCCGGACAGACGTACACGTTCTCGGTGTGGGTCTACATCCCGTCGACGAATCCCGGCTCGGGAACGTGGTTCCTCAAGATTTTCGACAACGACGGCACGGGCTATGCGAACACGGCGCTCGCGATCACCGAGCGCGACCAGCTGGTCAGGAAGACGGTCACGCGGACGCTGCGCGCTGGCGCGACGGAGGCGTTCGTCCGGGTCGAGAACAACGGCGGGGTCGTCGGCGACGTCGTCTACATCGAGGCGCCGCAGGTCGAGCAGAAGCCGATCGCGACGCCGTACAAGAAGACGACGGGGGTGGCTGCCACACGCCCCGCCGCGAGGGTGCAGGAACCGGCGACGCTGCTCGGGAGCGGGACGAAGTTCGGGTTTGCGCTGCGAGTCGCGATGGGCTTCGCGAGCGATGCCGCGATCACCGAGAACAAGGTGTTCATGACGTGGCAGGACTCCGCGAACGAACGGATCGTTCTCGACTACGTCCGCGCTCCGACGAAGCAGTTCCGGTTGGCCCGGGTTCACGGCGGCACATTCCAGCCCGTCTTTTCCGCGGCGCAGACGTTCGCGGCCAGCGACGAGGTGACGATCGCCGTCCAGGGCGACGCGGCGAACATCGAGATCTCAGTTGGCGGCACGCCGTTTGTCACGGCAGCGGCGCCGCTCTCTCCGACGCTCGCTGCGCTGCTATTCGATATCGGCTCGGCCGGGGGCGGCTCGCTCGTGTGCGACTCGCGCGTGAAGTGGGCGGCGACGTTTGAGGGGACGCTCACCGACGCTGACGCGGCGACGATCGCGGCGTTCGCATCAGACCCCTCGCCGCTCGACTTCCCTGACACGGCCAACGTCACCGCCGTTTTCAAGTTCGACGACGCGACCTACATCACGTATGACCCGAACGCGTCCACATCGACGCCGACGCCGCGCTACACGGCGGCGGGCGGATGGAGGTTCATCCTCGGCGACCAGGCAGGACGTCCGATCGCGAACCTTACGACGATCTCGAAAGACCGCTCGCTCGCCTACCGGCTTCTCCGACCGGCGTCGGCGACCTTGAAGGTTCCGTCCGATCATGAACTCGTCGCGACCGCGCACACTGACGGTTTCCCGCTCGTCGACGCGATGCGGCGCACGCTTCGCGCGTACCGGCGGGAACGTCAGACCGACGGATCGTATCTTTGGACGTGCCGGTTCGCCGGGGCCGTGTGGCAGGTCGAGGACGTCGCGGACGGCGACACGGCATGGACGACGATCTCTGCGTTCGACCCGTTGCAGAGGCTCGCGCATCGCTTCACCGGCACCGACCCGACACCGCGTGCGTTGCAGGACGGAGGGCAGATCGCGAAGGGGCTTATCGACGACGCGAACGCGCTCGGCGCGACCGGGATCGCGACGTCCGGCTACGGCAACGTGTACGACGTGACTCCGGCGCGTGTCGTGCAGTACGATCGGCGCGCGGTCGGCGACGCCCTCACCGAACTCGCGTCGGCGTACAACGGCTTCGACTTCGTTCTCCGTCCCGTGATCCAGTCGCCAGGGCAGGAGGACGGGACGCTCTGCGCGTACAGCGTGTACGCCCACTACGGCAGCTTCAAGCCGGACGTCGTGTTCGGGTGGGATATGCCTCCGCACAACCTGAAGTCGGTTGACCGTCAGGTTGACGGGGAGGAACTCGCGAACGTGGTGACGGCGATCGGGACGCCGCAGGATCAGACGGTCGCTTTGACGTCGACGCAGTCTGCGCCGGGGTCGATCGCGGACTTCGGCCGGTATGAGTCGGTTGACACGCTCGGCGACGTCGTCGATCAGGCGTATCTTGATGCGCAGGCGCAGTCGGAGGTTCAGGTTGCGCAGTCGCCGCGTTCGATCGTGCAGGCGACGCCGTCGCCGACGGACGTTACGACGCTCGGTCAGCGCGGCCGGGTTCCGCGTCCGTTCCTTGATTTCGATCTCGGGGACACGGTCACGGTGCAGGCGTCGAAGCGTCTTCGTGGCGGGTTCGTCGAGCAGCAGCGTGTCTACGGGTTCACGTTGACGGTTGACCCGAACGGTGTCGAGTACGTCTCTTCGATCGTGACGTCGTCGGATGGGTAAGACGATCCTTCCGAAGACGGAGGGCGGTCGGGTTGCGGATCTCGAGAAGCGGCTCGCGCTCGCGGAGAAGAACCTCGCACGGGTCGCGTCGGCGATCCCGAACGTTTATACGCCGCCGTGGACGGACTCCGGCTGGAAGATTCTCGGTGTCGACATTCCGTACCTGGGCGGTCACACGAACTACGGCGCTCCGTTCGGTGTGTCGGGCGAGGTTGGCATCCGTCGTCTTCCGTCCGGCCTTGTCATCGGGAAGGGTCTGATCGTCGCTGGTTCGGGGCCGATGTTCACGCTTCCGGCGGGGTTCCGTCCGGCCTCGACCCCGTCGATTCTGATCTTCGGGTCGGCGAACAATGCGGCGGACGAGTCGGCGCGGTTGTCGACGGTCGCGAACGCTCAGGGGTTGGGCGAGGCGGCATGGACGTTCGTTCGGTCGACCGGCTGGACGTGGATGAGTCTCGCCGGGTTCACCTGGTTCGCGGAGCAGTAGCGTGTTTACACGTCGTGCGCGCGGGCGCTCGAGCCGCGCTCCGATAGACCGGGGGTGAGACACCGTCATACGCGTCGCGTACGCTTCGCGTGCGGATGACGTACGCCCCGATCTACACCGGAGGGACATGACGCCTGACCTCTCGAACCCTGACGTCCTTCGCGAACTTCGCCGCGCACACGGGTCGCTCGGCAAGGCGGCCGACGCGACCGGCGTGTCGCGTGATCGTCTTCAGCGTGCGTGGCGGAAGCTCGGTCTTCCCGCGATCGGGAATGACGGCCTCACAGACGACGAGCGTCTCGAGCGCGCAGGCGGGAAGACGTCGTTCGTCGTCGACGCTGACGGGACGGCGACGCTCTCGTTCACCGCGCCCGCGAACGCGCGCGAGGTCGATCTCGGCGACGTCGACGCGATGCTTCGCGAGCGCGGCCTCGAGCCTGCCGACTGGCACGTCGAGCGCGTCAAGGTGAACGAGTGGGACGCACTCGCTGACGGCGGGCGCGGCGAGCGCGAACCCCGCATTGTGAAGCTCCGTCAGCTAACCGCTCATCTCGTCCCGAAGACGATCCTCGAGGCTCTCTTCCGTCCGGCCGCGCTCCCGCCTCTCGACGACCTCGCCGCGCCGAAGCCTCTCGCTCTGACGACGGGATCGCTCGGGATCCTCACGGGATGCTGGCAGTACCCGTACCACGACGAGACGTTCGAGGGCCTCTTCGAGCAGCTTCTCACCGACGTCGACTTCGACTTCGGGATCGACCACGGCGACGGCATGGATCTCGCGTCGAACTCGCGGCATCCTGACGACCCGGCGACGAGCGACCCTGCGCAAGCGTCGGTTGACGCGTACGGCCTCGCGCTGTACCGGAGACGCAAGGCGTCCCCGTCGACACACTGGACGCTCCTTCTCGGAAACCACGACGTCCGGTTCATTACGGACGCGCTCGCGCGTGCGGAGCGTATCGCGACGATCCGTCCGGCCGTGTGGCCGGGCGAAGAGACGCAGCGTCCGCTACTAGACGTGACGCGCGCTCTACGAACCGCCGAACTAGGCGTCGACGTGTGCCTGCCTCCGTTCGGGTCGGCGAAGTACGCGGCGGCCGAGCATGTCGTCACGGATCGGTACATCGCGATCCACGGCGTCGAGACGAAGTCGGTCGGCGCGGCGAAGGCCGAGGTCGAACGGGTCGGATGCTCCGTCAGCATGGCGCACACGCACCGGCAACGGCTCTTCTCGGTCAGGCTCGAGCGCGGCCCGTTCGCGGCGGTCGACGCAACAGGCGTCGAGGTCGGGTGCGGGATGAAGATCGGCGGGCGCGGGTCGCTGTACGCGCGACGTCCTGATTGGGCGAACGGCGCGTTCACGGTCACGCTCGGCACGGACGGCGAGCCGTTCTTCGAGCCGATCCGGTACCGCGACGGCGTCCTTCGCTGGCGGTCGTGCGAGTGGCGCGCGTGATCGGGCGCGTCCGCGAAGGTCAAGCATGACTAGACGTCTGCGTGACGGACGTCGCGTTCCTCGCGTCTTATGCGCGCGCGTCGCGCGCGCTCACTAGACACGGGAAGGAGCATCATGTCCGACATTGCACGCGCGACGATCTCGGGGCGCTTCACGCGCGACCCGGAGCTTCGTCACACGGCAGGCGGTACGTCCGTCATGAACGCGCGCCTCGCGTTCGAGTCTGGCCGGAAGGTCAACGGCGAGTGGGTCAACGAGCCGAACTACATCGACGTCACGGCGTTCGGGAACCGTGCGGAGTTCTACGCGTCGCGGCTCGAGAAGGGGTCGCTCGTCTTCGTCGAGGGGCGTCTGAAGTGGTCGGAGTGGGAGACGCAGGACGGGTCGAAGCGGCAGAAGATCGAGGTTCTCGTCGACGAGATCAAGTCGCCGGATCTCTTCAAGACGGGCGGTCGTGACCAGTCGGGCGGCAGCGGGTCGGACCGGTTCGTTCCGTCGGGTTCGAGCGGCTCGGACTTCTCCGGCGCTGACGACGACATTCCGTTCTGAGTCGATGCTCGTCGGGATTCAGGGATACAAGGGCGCGGGGAAGGACTCGTTCGCAGCGCGTCTCGCGTCCGTCGCTTGTTCGCGCGGGATCGCTGTCGAGCGTCTCATGATCGCGGACGCACTGAAGGAGTCCGTCTGTGTCCTGTTCGGCATCTCGCGCGACGCGCTCGAACGCGCCAAGAATGAACCTCACGCGATGGTCACGCTCCGGCTAGGCCTCGCGCGTGATGCTGGCGGCGAGACGATGACGTTCCGGTCTTTCCTTCAGCGGTACGGCACCGAGTCGCATCGGGACATTCTCGGCGAAGGCGTGTGGCTCGATCGCGCTCTTCCAGAGGACTTCGAGCATGACGGAAGGCTTGTCATCGTCACGGACTCGAGGATGCCGAATGAGGTCGAGCGCGTCCGTTCGCTCGGCGGGTTCATCGTGCAGGTTCACGATGGACGCTCGACCGGAGACGGTCACGCGTCGGAGGTTCTCGCGGATGATCCTGACTTCGTGATCGACAACACGGTTCGCGGAGATGGGTTCGCGTTCCTCGCGGCTCAAGCCGAGGGACTGCTCTCGACGATCTCGTTCATGTCCGAGGCTGTATGACGGCGGACGAGATCATCGCGAAGATCGAACGTCGCGAGTCGCTCTTCACGGCGATCGCGAAAGAGCGCGATCGGCAGGACGAAAAGTGGGGCGGGTACGACCGCTTCAACGCGCCGCACACGTTCGCGACGATCCTCGGCGAAGAGTTCGGCGAGGTCTGTAAGGCGTCGCTCGAGAACGATGACGAGAATCTCGTCGAGGAACTCGTCCAGGTCGCGGCCGTCGCGGTCGCGTGGCTCGAGCAGATCGAGCGCGAACGCGTCCGACAGTTCGAGTAGCGTTCCGTGAAGGTCGGCCGGGAGTTTTAAGGGTCTGCTCCCTTCCTCCCGGCCGACCTCTCTCTCCGTTTCCGCGACTTGCGACGTGTAAAACCGTCGCGCGCGC